ATGTTTAGGTGTAGTTTTATGAATTATTATTGTGTTCGTAGTTTACTTGAGATGGGTTATAGTTATTATGATTTTGTGGAATGTTATGTCGATTTTGATGAAATAGTGTATATGTTTCCAATTGGTCATACGTGGGATAATATGGTGTCTTTTGGTAATAATGTAGGTATGGTGTTTCTCGGTTATAGTAGGAGACATTGGATGTGATGAATTATAATAGGTACAATGGTTGTAAGTATTTTTATATAGGTGGTAGCATGGTTAAGGGTGTACGTCGTGTTCGTCGTATGCGTGTGGGGCATTATAAGACTGAGCGTAGTGATTCTGATTGTGTTGGTTTGTTTGATTTTGTGATGGCGCATTATGTCGATGATGTTGCTTTAATGCGGTTGAATTTGTGGAAGGATATGGCTGTGTAGTATGGTGTTGTTTGGCCTATTAGCTCAGTGGTTAGAGCGGCATCCTTATAAGATGTGCGGGCCGGGTTCAATTCCCGGATAGGCTACGGTTGTTGAGAATCGTTATCGTTATTGTTAGTGTGATATATTAGGTCACGACATGCCGTTTGGCATGTTGTGGCCTTTTTTGTATGAGGTGTATGCATATGGATATGAGTTCTATCGCTACTCTTGTGGGTAGTGTGGGTTTTCCGATTGTCGCGTGTTGTGGGATGGCGTGGTTTATTGCCACGACGTTCCGTGATTTTAATAATTTGATGACGAAGAACAATGTTTTGACTGAAGAGCTTATAGCCTTGCTTAAGAGTGATAAGGGGGATGATAATGTTGATGAAACGAATATGGCGTAGCATATTGGCGTGCGTATGCGTGTTGTCGTTGGTTTTTGTGCCGTCTGCATACGCGGATATGCGTGGTTTTGACGTGAGCAATTGGCAGTGTGATATCGATACGTATGCGCTCGACGCTGATTTTGTTGTGGCCGGTGCGACTTGGGGTGTTGGCGGTTTTAATAATGTCTGTTTGGTCAATGGTGTTAATCAGGCCGCGAATTATCAGCTTGGGCGTGCAGTGGATAGCGGTAAAAGTATCGGCGTGTATCATTATGCTATGGGCAATGACGCGGCGGCTGAAGCTGATTTTTTTGTAGATAACGTTGTAGGATATGTCGGGCGTGCCGTGCTTGCGCTGGATTGGGAGGCTGATGATAACCCGCAGTTTGGTAATGGGGCGTGGGTTGAGTCTTGGGTGCGGCGCGTGTATGACCGAACGAGAGTGTGGCCTGTTGTTTACACGGGGGCGTATTCGTTGAGTCAGCTCACGCCGTATGTGCGTGAGCATTGTGGTGTTTGGGTTGCGCAATATGCGTCGAACGTGCCGACTGGTTATCAGGCGGTGCCGTGGCTTTATGGCGCGTATGGTGAGGCCATGCGACAGTACACGTCTAATGGTTATGTTTCGGGTTATGGGCCGTTGGATTTAGACTATTTCCGTGGCGAGCGGTGGCAGTGGGACGCGTATGCGCTTGGTGAGCGCGATAACGGTGTTTCGGCTCCGGCTCCGGCTCCGGCTCCGGCTCCGGTGCCGGATACGGGTTGTGCGTCTACGTGTGTGACGGTCGGGCCGGGTGACACGTTGTCTGGTATTGCCGCGCGTACTGGTTTGTTGCCGTGGCAGTCGTGGCATGGGTATGAGTCTGGTAATCCCAGTGTGATATATCCCGGCGAAACCGTTTGTTATGGTGGTGGTGGTACTGTTGCGCAGTCGAATACGAATACGGTGCGCACGTATACGGTGCAACCGGGTGATAGTTTGTGGGCTGTTTTCGGTACCGATTGGGCGCGTGTCGCGTCGGTTAATGGTTTGTCTAAACCGAGTTTGATTTATCCGGGTCAGATTTTGCGTTATTGATAACCATTGTTAATAATCGGCGTGTCGCTTTTTGTACACGCCGATTTTTATGTTATAAATATATATGTGTTAGCAAAAAATGTTAACAGAAAAAACAGATACAAAGGATAATAATATGCGCAAGATTCGTAAGGTAATCGCTGATAGCGATATCAGCTATTATGACCGTAACGGCGAGTTGAAAACGTTCTACACTATCGGAAACATTCGTACCGTTGAAAAAGCAGTTAAGGCGCTTATGGACGCGGGTATTGTCAACGTCCTGATTGATGATATCACCGTACATAAGACAACGTATGCTATGGACGTTGACACGTTCATTGCACACGCCGAACGTATCGGAACCGACCACGGCGTGTCCCCTAACGACAATGATACCGACAACGATAATGAACCCGAGTTCTGATTTTGAAAGGAAATATCATGACCGAGACCAATGAACAGATGAACGATACCGCTAATGAAACCGTCCAGACCTCTGTTGTCAATTATCGTTACATTTGTACGATGGACAACAGCACTTTTGAGGGCAAACGTGCCATTGTCAACGCGCGTAACAACGCTTTGTCACTGAACGGTATCGGTGACACGCCGATAACGGTCATTGGCGCGTATATCGCGCCGGGCGTGCGTTCTCAGACGGGGCAGAAATGCGCAAACGTCTATCTTTTTGCAAATGACGGCAATACGTATTTTAGCCAGTCGCAGGGCATTTATCGTAGCGTGTTGGATATTTATGATATGTTCCCTGATTTTAACGCGCCGAACGGTATCCCCGTGACAGTGAAAAAGACGCCACTTGGTGGTGGCAGGTCTACTAAATCGCTGGAAATCAAGTAGTTTGAAATGAGAAAAAAAAGCGCCATAAAATAATATGGCGCTTTTTTTTTTATGAGGGTGATGAAATCATGCCTAGAGTGCGTAAACAGGCGGACGTTTTAACCGCGAAACGCAAGCGCGTAATCCGCGCGATAAACAGTCTGAAAAAAAGTATTACGGCCGTCATGCCCGAGAGCGAGGCAAACGCGCGACGGGATTATATTCAGCGGCTTGAATCGCAGTTGAAAAAAACATATGTCGGGCGCGTGAGCAATCGCGCCGTGCGTGATGAATTGTATCAGCGTGCCAACGAAGTCGCGGATACGCTCGTGCGACAGGTTGGCGAGGTGCGCGGCGGCAAAGGCCGCGCAATGGAACGTAGACGCTCGTTTAACATTTTCCGCACCGAGATGAGAATAGCATCCAAGGGACAGCCGAGCGCGTTGGGTGAGCTTGGCCGGGAAAAAGTCAAGATTTTTTGGCGATACACACAAAACATATGGCAGAAGCCGAACATTCCGCCTGACAAACGATTGGAGACTGTCATGAAGGCATATGACGCGGACTCGTTGAGTGAGCTTTTTAACACCATTATGACGCGCAATGAAAAAGTGTTGCAATACGCCAAAACCATGAAAGCGCACACGGGCGAATTGGAAGATTATACGGACACCGACGGCGGTAGTCCGATATGGCTCGTAGCGGTTTCCCCTGACGTGGTACGATGAAAGCACGTAAAGAATACAGGGTCGCGGCGATATTCGACACCGAAACAACGAATATCGGTGAGGGTGCCGAAACGCGCGCATATCCGATATTGTATATTTTCAACGATTTGCGGGGCATCCCGTTGGAATCGTATGCTCCCGATACGGACAATGTACGTTTTTACCGTCATACGTCCGAAGCGCTGGCGTACATTGATGATTTGATTACGTATGGCCGTGCTCATGGTTATGTGCCGGTGATCGCGGCATATAATCTCATGTTTGATATGCAAACGCTTATGCTGGAATTGGCGCAATCGTATACGATTGAGGTCAATGCGCAGACCGCTACTAGCGTGTACACGCTCGATTTGTGCGTTGATGGTAATGTGGTGTGCCGTTTTTGGGATACGTTTTACCTTGAAATGGGCGGATTGCGTGCAATGGGTGAGACGTGCGGCCTACCCAAGGCGGTGGGCGATTGGGATTACTCTCTGGTACGTACACCCGAAACACCATTAACCGAGGAAGAACTGTTTTACGCGCGGCGTGATGTACAGGTAATACCGCAGTATCTGCAATGGTTGTTGCGTGCAAACCATTGGCTTACGTCGGACATGCTGGGTTGTCGCGTATTGACTAAGACATCATTGGTTCGGCAGATGGCGCGCCGTGAGATTGGCGGGCGGCGCGTCACGTTGCAGGGCGGCAAGAAAATCACGTTACAACGCGCGTTTGAAATGACGTGCAATCAAGAGTTTCCGAAAAACTATGAGTCCTATGCGTTGCGTAAGGCATGTTTTCGTGGCGGTTTGACTTTTACGAGCGCTAAAACCGCTAGCGTTGTCGTTGATAACGTGGCGTCTCTTGACGTTACGTCAATGCATCATGCGTTTATCAACGGGCGGCGCTTGCCGGTTAAATTCGCGGTTGCCCCGCCGGAAATTTTGCAAATCGCGTGTGAGAGTGTCGTTGACACGCCGCTTGAAGATGTATTGCGTAATTATAGTGACCCGTTTCGTACGGGGTTACATGTTGCGATAGGTTTTACAAACCTTAGATTGCGGGCAAACACGTGTTTTGCCGATTGGGGTATTGCAATCTGCCCACGTTCCAAGTTCGTGAAAACGTTGCAAGCGGACACCGATTACAGCAACAACGAACGCGCGAAAACACAGGAAAACAGTATCAGGGTGCACGGCTACGTTGATAGTGTCGTTAATCCGACGTTTGCTTTTGGAAAATTGTATCGGGCGGACGAATGTATCTTACACGTTAATGAGATTGAGCTGTGGAACGTGGCACAGGTGTATGAATTCGACGAAATGCATGTGTTGTACGGTGAAGCCACCGCTAAAACGATTGTACCGCCCGATTACGTGACCCTACAATCTAACATGTTGTTCGCGCGGAAAACCGACGTTAAAAACCTGATTAAACACTACACCGAGGGTGTGCCGTATGCGGGTGATATACCCGAGTCGATACCCGAGGGAATCGCACGTGACGCTAGGACGGGTACGTTGAGCATGAAATTTCTGCAATCCTATTACGGTAGCACCGTTAAGGGACAATTCAACGGAATCTATGGCACTCAGGCGCAAGACGTCATGAAGGCCGATTACCGCGTGACGGAAACCGGTGAACTGGAAGTAGATAAAAACACGGTCTGCATTCCCGAGAATTTCGCGAAAAAACGTCCGAAGACACCGCGCGTGCTGTACACGTATGGTATGCGAATTGTAGCCGGGTCACGTATGCATCTGGTGATAGCCATGATGCTGATATATCGGCGTTTCGGGAATCGCGTCACCGTCACGGGCGGCGATACAGACAGCCTTAAAATCAGTTGCGCCGATGACGTGACCGATGCGGAACTGTTGGACGCGCTCGAACCATTGCACACCGCGATAGAAAACGCAATCAATCTTACTATGAGGCGCGTCCGAAACACCGCGCCTGATATGGCGTCAACGCTTAATCATATCGGCAAGTTCGAGGTTGAGGATTGTGGCGGCACCACTCGTTACGCCGAGCATGTGGAATTGTGGAACAAGGCGCGTGTAAGTCTGGATATGTCCGGGCGCGTGCATGTCACTTGCGCGGGGTTGCCACGGCCTGACGGCGTGTACACTATTGAGGACTGTATCAAGGATATTATGTGTATGGGTCACGGTTTCGCGGAAACGATGCGGTCGGCGCTTGGTTATGATGTGTTGGTTGATTATGAGATTTGCCATACGTTGCAACGCAACCGGCCGCATGTGTGGGATAGGTACGTCGGCACCGTCACCGATTATCGGGGTGCGACATGCCATGTTGACGTGCCCGAGGCGATTGCGTTGTATCCGTCCGGCAGATGGCTGGGCGAATCGGACAAACAGGCCAACGGGGAGAATCTTGCATACATGCGGGATGTATATAATAGGGATGTTGAGACATTGCCGCGCGAACTTGTTGTACGGGACGGCAGACCTATGATTGTGAGTATTGATGGCGAAATATTATTATGACCGGCTTAAGACGTTGATATTGCCGCGTAACGCAGATGTTAATATGATTATCGGCGCGCGTGGTTTAGGCAAAACATACGGTGTACGAAAATACATGATAGAGGACTATTTGAAAAACGGCTATTGTTTTGTGGAAGTGACACGTTTCCGTGAGGAAAACAACGATGTCGCGGCGAACTATTTTAGTCGTATCGTACAAGATAATATTTTCCCTGATTATGATTTTCGGACTACCAATAAAATAGCGGAAATTCGCAAAAAGAAAACCGGTAAAAAAGAAAACCAGTGGAAAACAATTGGGTATTTTATACCTTTGTCGTTACAACAGCAGAAGAAAAAAAGCACTTATGTTAATGTGCGGAACATTTGCATGGATGAAATTATCATAGATAACGATGACAGATATCACACGTATCTGAAAAACGAATTTGAACAATTGGCGAAACTTGTGGATACCGTCACACGAGAACGCGCCGATGATACGGGATTACGCAAACCGAGATTATTTCTGCTCGGCAACGCTTGCGACGTTTTCAATCCCTATTTTCGGCATTATGACGTACCGCTGGAACCTGAACACGGTCTACAATGGCTAGGCGGTAAAACATGCCTATTCGACTATGTGCGAGACGATGAATACGCCGAACAAAAAACAAGGAACACAGTAGCGGGGCGTATGCTGAAAAACAACGATGACGTCACTTCTAAAAACAAATTCGCGCGGCATAATACTGATTTTATCGAAAAACCACACGGACATGCAAAACTTACGTATGTTTTTCGATGGTTGCAAAACGAATACGGCGTATATGTTGATTTGCGTTGCGGCTATGTTTTCGTGTCCTTAAAATATGATAGCGGCGCGCATGTACCGTATTTTGCAATCACCCGAGCGGACAACAAACTTAACTATCTTACCGCGAACATGGCTAAAGATTTGATACGGAATCTTACATCATATTATGCGCTGGGGTATCTGCGCTATGATACGGTGGAAACGCAACACGCCGTAAGTGAAATGCTAAGGAATTTTGGTGTAAAATAACATACGGCATACAAAGAGATACCGCAGTGAGACCGCTAAAACATTATCATTGACTTCCACGGTTGACTCCGCCAATGATATGGCCGTAAGGGATAAGCGCGCCGGTTGTTGCTGTGAGTCATGTCGCAAGTATGCTATTCTTAAGTCGTATCGGCCCGTATTACGCCGATACGACTTTTTCATATGGAAGGAAAAAACAAATGGATGACGAAACCACCGAGGAGAGGGACACCGCCGAACGTGATGACCTCACCCCCGACGAAGCGCACCGTGAAGGCGAGTTCGATGATTTGCGCGACATGCTGTCACGGTTGCTTGATAAGGTTGACGCAATGAATGAACGAATCGACGGAATCTATGACAATTTCACCGATTCCGTGGCGCAGATGGTCGAAAACGGCGCGACCGTCAAGGAAACCGACGATGACGCGGCTGAGGCAATCGCACAGGCGGCGGCGGTAGACTTGGAAAACCTCGATTACGCACTGTAACGGATAGGAGATAAATATTATGGCTGTAGATAACGCTACGATTTTGGATAAAGTCCGTACCAAGGGCACTGATGACTACCAGCAACGCATCCCGAGCGCGACGCAGACCGGCGTAGCGAACACCATGCGTTATCTGTTCGACCCCATGAACCGTCAATATTTGAATGATTGTGTTTGGAGTATGGTGAACCGTATCGGACTCACCGTTATGGCGCAGAACGCGCCGTTTGAGAACCCGTTGGCGATTTTCAAAAAAGAGAACTTGTATTGGGGTTCGACCGTGCAGGAGATTGCCGTAAAATGGATTAAGGCGCACGGGTACAAGGATGACGCCGAAGAGCTTCTGAAGATGCACCGCCCCGAGGCCGCCGTGTGGTTCTACGAGAATAATCGTCGTGACCAGTACCCCATCTCATGGACTGAAGATGAGTTGCGGCAGGCGTTCGTTGATGATTTCGGGCTGAATCGTTTTATCGCGCAGATTATGGAGACCCCGCGTAATTGCGATAATTACGATGAAATGAACATCATGCTTGCGTTGATACGCCACTACGAACAGAATCTCGGCTTTTACAAGGTGCATCTTGACGCGGTACCGAGTGATGAAACGACCGCTAAGACGTTGCTCAAGGCGTTGCGTTCGACCGCCGGGCGTATGCAGTTCCCGAGCACCCAGTACAATGCGTTAAACGTGACCGATATCCCGGCATACGCCAACCCCCAGCAAATGGTGCTGTTGATTGAGCCGGAGTATCTTGCGTCGATTGATGTCGATGCATTGAGCGCCGTGTTCCAGCTGGATAAAGCCGAAGTGCCGTATCGTATCGTTCAGGTTCCTAGCCTCGGTATCCCCGGCGCTGTCGCGTTGCTTGTTTCGGCTGACTGGTATCAGGTGCGAGACACCATGTATGGCACTACCCAATTCTATAACCCGCAGACACTTGGTAACACTCTGTATCTTAACCATTGGGGAATCTACGGCGTGTCGCCTTTCACCCCGTGCGCGTTGTTCACGACCGACACGGGTACCAGCATCACGGTCGTGACGCAGACCGTGACCGGCTTCACGCTGACCCCAGCAACAGACACGGTGTCGGCGGGCGACGTGGTACAGCTCACGCCGAAGCTCACCGCCACCGTCGAACCCACCGGCACCGCTATTGAAGTTGCGCCGAACTCCGCAACCTACGAGGTATCCGCCGAGCACGCCAAGCAAGCCGGGGCGTTTGCGCTTGATATCAACACGTTCGTTGATGACCAAGCCCGCTTGCATGTCCAGCGCGGCGGCCTCACGGCGGGCGACGTTATCACCGTGAGCGGCACCGCGACATATGTCAACCCGAACGGGGAGACCACTAAGCATAAGGCTGTATGCACTTTCACCGTCAAATAGTCTTCATGTTAAAATGGGTGGTGCTTCATGTGAAGCACCACCCATTTTTCGTATATGGAAGGATACGATATGGACTTTCCACATCTGCAAAACGCAACGAAGTTCCCCGATACGGATACGCGCGTGTATGAACAGTACCGCAATGTTTTCGACTACAATGTTTGGACGCCAAACACGATAATAAAGTTGTGCCGCGTGAACTGGTACGATGATTATCATGATGTGGTGAAATTCCCTGATGACGCCGCAAGGGACGCATGGTTTGACAAGCTTGATGGTTTCGCCGTCCAGCTCATGACTAACATGTATATCGCGCGCGCCGATACGGACGGTATAAAATTGCCCGTACCGTATATGACGGCGCAACGGTATAATTACGTTGTCGTTGATTTTTCGCATGATATTGTCAATACGCCATATCAGAAAACCGACGTGCAGACACGCTATCACTTTTTCGTTACCTCTGTACGTGCTGAAGCGCCGAACACGACAACATGCACGCTTGTGCGTGATGTATGGACGGACTATATCAACAGCACCACAATCAACGGTCTGTTATTGTCGCGCGGTCACGCGCCGTTGACGGAAACGACACCGCAAAAACTGTTGGATAACCCACGGGCCAACTGTCGTGATTTTACGTTGCCCGACGTTGATTATGGCAACGCGGCCGCGAATATCAAAAAAAGCACGCCGATTAACTTGCAAAACGGGGCAAGATACATATGTTTGGCCGCAACTTTTTCCCCGCAACAATTGCAATCAATGAGCAATGTGCGCGGTGCGGACGTTACGGATACCAGCCCGTCATATACCAATGCCGATGAAACGATTAACGGTTTTGTATGGGGTGCCGGGAACATAAACACGTCAAACGTGGCCGGTGCGGGTACGTCATATAATTCCATTGATAACCTCACCGCGAGCAACGTGTACATGTACGCGCTGGAATCATCCAAAGTGTCGGGTGATTATTTTGATACGATGTTTGCGTATTATCCGCATATCATGTCACAAATCGTATCTGTTTTCGTTGCCACGGCAAGCATGATGCAGTTAGGAAATGCCATTACGGTTAATGATGTGGAATGGCATACAATCAGCGGCGCGCGCGCAAAACTAGCGGACATTAATTTAACAATAAATGACTTCGGCTATTCGCCTGAGTACGCCAAAATAACGCGACTGTACCTTGCGCCCTACGCGCACTTGGAAATATCCGACAATATCGGCAATAAAACCCGTGTGGAAATAGCGGATTGCGGCCATCTCTCGGCGCAAACCGTCACGTCATTAAGCTACCCGATATTACGACAACTCGCATGGCTTGACGGTGTCGGAGGTGACGGCGGCACGTCCGTAACCATCAACGCCATCAACGGTGCTAGCATTACCGCCGACGTGCCGAACGCGGACGTGCTCAAAACGCTGATATCCCATGACATTCCGACGTATGCGTTGCAACGCCGCGCAATCGACGCGCAACGCGCCGCCACTTACAATGTCGCCGTAAGTCAGGCACGGCAAAACGCCATGCTGACGTATGAAAACGGCGCGCGTTCGGCTAATGTCAGTCAGGCAAACACGTATCGTAGCAGTGCGGCGACGGTGTCGAACACCGCACGCGCGAATCAACGCGACATAGCGATAAAAGACGAGTCCAATAGTGTGCGGTCGGATAATCTCACATACTCGAACGCACGCCAAACCGCTGACTTGAGCACTAGCACGGTCAAAATCAACCGTGATGTAAGTGATGATAATACACTACAGAATAAAGCTTTTGTGGAGGGCACCCAAACTCAGGCGATAACAAACGTGGCAAGTGCGATAGGCACAATGGCGGGGGCCGCGCTGGTAATCGGCACCGGAGGCGCGGCTTCACCGGTGGTGGCCGGTGCAATGGCAATCGGCGGCGCGGCGCTTCAGGGTTACAACACCGGTATTGCGATCACTAACAGTCAGGAACTCAACGCGACATCTAATTATGTTGCTAATGATAAAGCGAAAACCGCAATACAGGCCAACACCGAGCAAACACAACATGCCATAACACAGGCCACCGCCGTGACCAGTCGCGCGAACACGCAAGCTGACCGCGTTACCGAGTACAGCACAAGCGCGGCTACCGACATGACCGCCACAAGCACGGGCACGGCCAACACCAACGCGGGCGCGTCACGTGGTCTGACGGTCGGCAACGCCAAACGAATCATGATGAACACGCGCGACAACACGAATGCGTCATGGCGCGACATGCTCAATCATCCAGCGCAACCAGTCGGCGCGTATGGCGGCGACAATTTCAGGCAGGCTACGGGGCTTGACACCATGACCGTGAAAATAGTTACGGAGGATAACGGCGCGATAGCGGCGGCGGGTGATTACATGCTACGCTATGGGGTGGCAAGCAACAAACTCTACAACAAACCGACGCTGACAACGTGCAGGCATTACACGTATTGGCAGACCGCCGACATATGGACGATATGCCCATTGGCGCAAAACGAGCAATTGCAGACAATCAGGGATATTTTCAATACCGGTGTTACAATATGGAGCAGGCCCGAGGAAGTCGGCGGCGACTTCGTACACGACAATCTATAAGGTGGAAAATATGGGACGCAAACGCACACATAAAAGGCCGTTGACTCGCGCGGAACTGGGAGAACGCGGCGCGCCGGTATGGCAACAGTCCGAGGCGCTCAATTCGCAAGCGTATTCGATGGCGTATTCTCAAATGTTGAATATCGCGTTATCACGGTTCAAATGGTTGAATCTGCCGAAAACATGTGACGCTTGGTTTCTGGAATACAATCTATTATATTTTGGTTACGCGACGGTCGCGTTTCCGCATAGTAAGCCCGGCGTGTTTTTCAGCACGCAAGCGGTGACAACATCGAATTTCAACGTGTATTACAAGCCGAAGAAATGGGATAGCTACGGTATCAACGGCTGGCGTTTCCCGGTGAACAATTCTAATGGTGTTTTCATCTACGCCAACCGTGCGCGCACGCCGCTCATTCCGACCATCGAGTTTTTCGCGCATGAGATTGAAGATTTGTACATGACGCGACGGCAGAATCGTTTCAATCAGAAAACACCGTTTATTTTGGAGGTTCCCGCCGGTCAGCAGACGGCGGGCGTCAACGTTATCAAGCAAATCAGCGGCGGTGAAATGGCAATCATGGCGACACCCGGTTTTACCGATTCCATGAAGGCCAACGTGTTGAAAACCAATGTCGAATATATCGGCATGGAATTGCAGAACGACATACAAAACACGTGGAACGCGTTCTATCAAGCGCTGGGTATCAAAAATCTCCCGTTGAAAATGGAACGGCAGACCGCCGACGAAATACAGGACTACGGCGAACCGACCGATTTGCGCGCGCTCAGCGAACTGGAGGAACGCCGCGCCGCCTGCGATATACTCAACACAAGATTTGCGAAATACCTTAAGGAACCGATACAGGTCGTGTGGAACGAGGACAACATCTCACGCAATTATGATTATTTGAACAATCTTGAACGATTGGCCGGCGATGATAATGCAGAATGACATAGACAGCTATCAGCCGTGCGAATCACGCGACGAATTTCATGGCGTGATGACGTACACGTTCGGTGAACTACTCGATGTGCCGGGCGGTGTTGACTGGGATAATGCCACATGGTCATGGCGGGACGTTGCCTATGATGACACGCAATACACGCGCTGTTGCCGTAAAATCGAAAACCGTTTCTACGACCGGGAACTAGGCGTCATGCCACCGTCAAGATGGCGACGGCACTTTATGCGGCTTATACGGGAAATAATGCCGACATTGCGCCCGCTCTATGCGCTTATAGACAATAATCCCGATATAATTCTCAGCGATAGCGACATATGGCATAAAATGCGTACCGTGTTTTCCGATTTTCCCGCAACACAGCTCACCGAAAACCAAGACTACGCAAGCAACGCGACTGACAATCAATACGAGACAATCGCTAACGGTAATTTCATGGACAAAGTCAATCGCATACGCAACGGCGAATATGTCGATATTGACGTATTGTTACTCGAGCATCTAGAATCATGTTTCAGCCCGTTATGGACTATAAACATAAACAATTACTAGCGAGGTGATTTTCATGGACGCCAATACATTAGACAGAGTCGAAAACGAATATTCCAAGCTTACCGAAAACATCAACAAGCTAGGTGATTATCTATTGAAACAAATGAACAAAAAGAAAACGCTGACAGATAATCACTATATATTGTTGATAAAACAATACGCCATCATGCTACAATACGCCGACATTTTGGCGAAACGAATCAACCTCGCAAGGAAGGAAAAATAATGTTTCCATGTCTACCGTTTTTCTCAGTATGGCCCTACACACCCGCAATACCCGCGTTTTACTGGAACGCCAAAAGCCAAGAGGAGGTAATAAAACACATTGCGTGTGAAATCGACCACATAACGGCATATCTTGACGAAATCGTAACCGACATAAACAAAACACTAAACGATTATGACACAAGAATAAAAAACATTGAAGCACACATAAACGATTATGCAATCGCCATAGCGCAAATACAAGAACAAATCGAGCACATAGGAGATACACAACTAATCTGGAACGTCACAAAAGGCGAATACACTGACAGTAAAACAGCGCTACGTGATTTATACCGCGAACTAGCGGTGTACGGCGCACGCGTAACTCAAATAGCCGATATCAACACTGGCAAACTAGCCGAACACCGAACCGACGAAACACCCGCGATTGGCAATCTTACCATATTCGATGACACAACGCCACGTGTCACTAATCCAACCACCGGCGATAAATACCCGCCACTCTCATAAAAAGGAATATCATGGCAACAGAAACCCCGTTCTCTCATCTGCCACTATACGAAACAGGAGACTTAGCCGACCTACGGGACGGATACAACGCCGCAATGCGCATCCTAGACCGCATAATACATCAACTAAAAGTGCAAGAAGAAATAAATCACCCGACGAATCTCAGGAAGGACAATTAACATGACCGATTATACAACCAACTTCAACCTCGAAAAATACCAAACCGGCGACGCGGCAAACCTAAACGACCAATACAATGCGTCAATGGACATTATCGACGATAACTTATACAAAATCAACACTAACGCAAACACTGCGGTCAATAAAGCCGCGCAAGCGCTCAAAACAGCACAAAACAACACCCAAAATCTTGCAGTACTAGGCATAACCGACACCGAAACCGCAACACAACTCAAAACCAAAATAAACAACACCGCTGAAACAGCACAAAACAATAAAACACAAATTACAACAATAAACAATTACATCAGAGTTAACGAAATGTTCAACATGCGCGGCGATAACATCATAGTTACATTCGGTGACAGCTACGCATCCCCCACCGATAACACGTCATGGGCCGTACAGGTAGCAAACAAACTAGGCTGGATACTCAAAAACTATGCAATAGGCGGCGCGGGATACATCGAACCAAACACGACATACCAAAGTGAGTTCAATTCCGCGCGTCAAGACACTACATATGCGCACGAAAAAGTATCACTAGTTATAATCGGCGGTTCAAGAAACTCAAACGATGGATATGATGGCAAAATAAAAATAGCCGCAACTACATTATTCCAACAATGCATCAATGAATACCCTAACGCTAGAATAATAGCAATACCCATGTTATGGGATAATAAAACCGTATCCGACTATTGGCGTTACAACGCGGGTGAAATAGAACAAGCCGCAATCGAAACCGGAATAGAAAGCATCCCGTGGGCGTGGACATGGAACATGGGCAAACCAGAAAACATCAAAAGCGACCACGTTCATCCTAACGCAAACGGCACTACAATAATCCGAAACTACATTCTCCGCTACCTAACAGGCACATACACAGGCAGACACGAACACTGGGTATGGAGAAAACCCGGCAATCCAGCCGCCGGAATGCTCTCAGTCAACGCAAGCGGCGGAACAATCAGCTACGCATTCCAAATGTTAAACGGTGTCACACCTAGCGAGTGGACTAGCATAAGCGGTTTACCAGAATGGGCACGTGGCGATACAGACGATACCAACTCAGTACACAAATGGACACTACAGATATCTAACGGCGCAAATGAAGCAACACTATTCAAAATAAACTCAGACGGTACCTTCGGAATACAACCATTCACAACTACAGGCACCCACGGTACACCTAACGGACTCATGGCCGGACATTTCACCACAGCATGGTAACAACATAATAAAAATAAGCCGGTTGGTAACAATACCAACCGGCTTTTATTATATCAATCACCATGCATAATCATAAATTGTAACAACATAGCAAGCCATACCATCTTTAACACCACAACACACAAAATCAAAATCACAATCACCATATTTAAATTCAAGCACCATAGTAAGAGCTGACACAAACGTAACCACACTATCATCAACTTCCTCACAAGCCGCGACAGTTGTCGTATAACCGTCAATATCGACCTTATATAAATTATCCGGTGCAATCTCAGTTACATAGGCATAAACTTTAAACA